CAACTCATGGCGGACTACCCCAGCCAGCCGCCGGTTCAGCGCAACTATCGGGAGCGCGGTTCCAAGACCTGGGTTCAGCAGCCTGTGAACGCCAAGACGGGCCGCGCTGGTTCGATCACCACCATTTTCGTCGAGAAGTAATTCCCATGCTCAATTGGCTATTCAAATCCCGCTCGACGGAGCGGACGATGGAGGTCCGCTCGGCTGCGGATCGCCGCAACATCGGGTTGTGGAACGACCCTGTGCCGGATTACAGCAGGATCGCGCCCAACCCGATGATCCGGAATCGTGCCCGGTACCTTGCGGCCAACAGCGCCGTAGCTGCGCGGGCCGTGCAGGCGTTCGTGGACAACGTGGTGGGGCCGGGCATCATGCTATTGCCGAAGATCGGCAGCAGGGAGTTGAAGGCTGTCCTGCTGGACAAATGGAACACCTGGACCGACGCCGCCGACATCGACAGCCTTCACAACTTCTATGGGCTTCAGGCACTCGCAGTTAGGATGATGTTCATCGACGGCGAAGTCTTCGCCCGCTTCATCACCACTCCGGACGGCTCGCTGCGGCTGCAACTGCTGCCGGCTGAGTTCATCGACACCACCATCACCAGGGACAATGTGGTCGCTGGTGTGGAGTTCGACGACGTTGGCCGCCGCACGGCCTTCTACATCTATGAATGGCATCCCGGTAACCTGCTTCGGCTGCCCAAGAGCAACCGCGTGCCGGCGACTGAGGTGCTACATATCTTCCGGCCCGTGATCCCCGGCCAGGTCCGGGGCGTATCGGCGCTCCTGCCCATCATGCAGAAGTTGAACGACCTCGATCAGTTCGACCGCGCCACGCTGGTGAAACAGAAGACGGGCGCGCTGCTCACGGGCTTCATCACCACGCCTAACGAGAACCCGCTGGGCGCTGCGAAGGCGGATGACGGAACCTGGACCGCCAGCCTGGAGCCGGGCACCATCCAGCGGCTCTCCCCTGGTGAGTCCCTGGAGTTTTCAGATCCGCCCGATACTGGCGGTTACGCTGATTACGCCAAGACGCAGTTGCGGCTGATCGCGAGCGGCCTCGGGCTGCCGTACAACATCTTGAGCGGCGACCTGTCGGATACCAGCTACAGCTCGGCGCGCGTCGGGCTGATCGAGTTCCGCAAGTACGTCGACGCACTCCAGTGGCAGTTCGTCCACATGTTTTGCCGCCCGGTGTTCCAGCGGTGGATCGAACTGGAGATCCTGCGCGGTACGCTGCCGCCGCCCGAGAATGGCGTGCAGTCCTACATGCGCAACATAACGTGGGCGCCGCCCGCAATGCAAATGACGGACCCGCAGCGCGAAGTGGACGCCATGGTGCGCGCCATCCGCGCGGGCTTGATGTCGAGGGAGATGGCGGTCGCTTCTCTCGGCTACGACTTGGCCGAGGTGGACGCGCAGATTGCGGCCGGTAACGCCGCAGCCGACGCCGCCGGCATCGTCCTGGACTCCGACCCGCGCCAGGTGACGCAGCAGGGTAACCCGGCCATCATCTTAGGAAATTCCTAAGATGCCGACTGCGGAAGTTCCGCAGTGGCGCTCATAACTCCAACTGGGGAAATTCCCCAGTTGAAAACGGCCCCGCCCTCACCGGCGGGGCTTCGCATTTTAAGGAGGCTGATGAACGAACTGAATATTCGCAGTGCAGCATTTGAGCCGTCCACCTTCGACGCGGAGAACCGCACTGTGTCGGTGGTGTTCGCCTCGAACGCGCCCGTCCGCAGGATGGATCTCGACGGCGCCTACGAGGAACGGCTCGGTATGACGCAGACCGCCGTGGATCTCTCGGAACTGATCGGTGGCCCCGTCCTCAATTCCCATAACCGCTCCGACGTGAACGCGGTGTTGGGGGTGGTGGAATCCGCCCAGGTTGATGGCGAACGCGGCATCGCCACCATCCGCTTCAGCGAGCGTGCCATGGCGTTGATGAACGACGTGCGCCAGGGCATCCTGCGGAAGCTGTCCGTGGGCTACGTGATCAACCAGAGGCGCGTGGAGAAGGACGCCGCCACCGGCGTGCGCACCGTCACCGCGACACGCTGGACCCCGAAAGAAATCTCCTTCGTCGCCATCCCTGCGGACTCGGCGGCCAAGGTCAGAGGAGAAATGATGGACCACACCAACGAGAACGAAATCCGGGTGATTGCCCAGATCGCTGGTCTCCAGGCCGACGATATGATCGCCCGCAACCTCACTTTGGACCAGGCCCGCGCCGAAGGGTTCGACGCCATGAAGCGCCGGTCTGGTCCTCCCATCCGTACGGCGCAGCCGGTTGTGCTGGCGGCGGGCTATGACGATCCCGCCTTCCTCCGCACCGCCATGGCCGACGCCATCTACAACCGCATCAACCCGGTTCACCAGCCTGGTGACGCGGCCTGGCCTTTCATCGGGCGCAGCATGGTGCGGCTGGCGGAAGAGGTGCTCCGGTTCCGGGGCATTGAAATCATCGGCCTCTCGGATGGCGGCATCGTGGACCGCGCCCTCCACAGCACCAGCGACTTCCCTCTGCTGCTGGGCGACGTGGCCAACAAGGTGTTGCAGGAGCAGATGGCCGCCGCGCCCGCCGCCATCAAGCAGATCTGCCGCCAGGCGACCATCCCCGATTTCCGGAACCGCTACTCGCTGCAACTTGGCCAGGCGCCCACGCTCATGAAGGTGAACGAGAACGGCGAGTTCAAAAGCGGGAGCATCGCCGAGGGCCGCGAGTCCTACAAGCTGGACACGTACGGCCGCATCTTCGCCATCAATCGGCAGTCCATCGTGAACGACAACCTGGCCGCCTTCTCGGACATCGGCAGGCTGTTCGCTTCCGCCGCTGCCCAGTTCGAGGCGCAGTTCCTGGTCGACCTCATTGCGGCCAACAATGGCATCGGCCCCGTCATGTCCGACAACAAGAAGTTGTTCGACGCGGCGCACAGCAACTTGGCCGCGAGTGGCGGCGCCATCTCCGACACCACGCTGGCCGCCGCACGCCTGGCGCTCCGGTCGCAGAAGGGCCTCGACGGCAAGACGCCCCTCGACATCGCCTGCAAGTTCCTGGTGGTGCCGGCGGCGCTCGAAAGCTCGGCCGAGAAGTATCTGGCCAGCATTTACCCGGCGCAAGCCGCGAACGTCAACCCGTTCGCCGGCAAGCTGACCCTGATTGTGGATCCGCGGCTCGATGCCAAGTCGGCCACCCGCTGGTATGTGGCCGCAGACCCCGTGCTGTTCCCCAGTATCGAATACGCCTACTTGGCGGGCAACGAAGGCGTCCAGGTTGAAAGCCGCGCGGGCTTCGAGGTCGATGGCCTCCAGATCCGGGCTCGGTTGGATTTCGGCGCTGGAGCCCTGGACTACAGGGGCGTGTACGCGAATCCGGGAGCGTAGCCATGGCGCTCACGCTGGACCAGTTGCAGGGCATGCGGGACGCCATCGTCACCGCTATCGCGGGCGGCACGTTGCAGGTCCAATTCGAGGGCCGCGGCATCACCTACCGCAGCGTCGTGGAGATGCAGGCGGCCCTCACCACCATCAACAAGGAAATCGAACAGGCGGGCGGCGGCAGCACGTCGCCCCGCCAGATCGTGATTACACCGAAAGGAATTTGAACATGAAGAATTTCGTGCAGACGGGTAACACCATCACGTTGGCGGCGCCCGCCGACGTCACCAGCGGCCAGTTGGTCGCGGTCGGCTCCATCAACGGCGTGGCCGCCTTCGATGCCGCCTCGGGTGCTGACGTGGAGGTCACGGTGGAGGGCGTGTTCGAGTTGCCCAAGGTGACGACGGACGTGATCGCGCAGGGCGACAAGCTGTACTGGGACTCCGGCCAGGCCAAGCTGACGAAGACGGCGGGTACGGGCAGCAAGCCCCTGGTGGGCGTCGCGACGGCCGCCGCCGGCAACGGCGTCACCACGGTGAACTGTCTGCTCATGCCCACCGGGCAGACCGGCCCGGCATAGCGGGCATGTCCGTTATCGGCTGGCCACTTCAAACCGTTGGAAGTGGCCTTTCCCAACTGGATAACTGCGGGGGTTCGAGGTAAGGTCCATGACGATGTCGGAAGGTCAAACCAACATGCCGCGCATCCTGACTCTGGCCGAGGCCGCCAGCTTTTTGCGGTGCTCGAAGTCGCACCTGTCCAACATTCTCAACGGCAAGGTGCAGGGCATCCCGCCGCTGCCGACGGTTCGCGTCGGACGGCGGGTCGTGTTCCGGCGCGAGTCGCTCGAGGAGTGGGTCCGCGAGGTGGAGTCCGCAGAACTGGTCGGCGTGGGCGAGGAGCGGTAGGTGGTACCATCCGAGTCAAATCGGGAAACAGCGCTTTCGACGCCGGAAAGGCAATCCGTGCGCCGACAGCGATTTCAGCGCGGCTGTGTCCGGAAGGTGAAGCATGGCCGCCGATGGGTATGGCTTGGAAAATATTACGAAGAAGGAAGGGGGAAAACCAAGGTCCTGGGCCACTGCGCGCAGATGACCGAAGGCGCGGCGCTGGCGAAACTACAGGAGATCCTGCGCCCCATCAACGAGGGGTCGGGATTCCGGCAGTCCTTGCCGACGAACTTCAAGAGCTACGTGGTGAACGTGTTCTTGCCGCAGCGCCGGAAGAAGTGGAAGGACTCCACCGACACGACAACAACAGAACGTTTCAACGCATATTTGTTTCCGCCGTTCGAGACCTGCGAACTCCGCGATTTGACTCGCGACCGGCTCCAGCAATTCCTCGATGGCAAGGCCAAGGGCAAGGCAGCCCTATCCAAGAGCGTGATCAGCCATCTGCGGTGGGACCTGAACTCCGTGTTCAAGATGGCCGCCGACGATGCGCTGATCCACGGCAATCCGGCCGGATCGCTGGTGACGCCGAAGGAGGCGCGCACCGCCGAGACGCGCGTCATGACCAAGGAGGATTTCCAACTGGCGCTATCCGTCCTGGAACTCCGCGAGCGGATCATCTTCCTGCTGGCAGGCTTGGTCGGGATGCGGCCGGGCGAGATATTCGCATTACGGTGGGGTCGCGTGGGGCCCGACATGGTGAACATCATGGAGCGCGTCTACCGCAGGCTGCCGGACGATCCGAAATCGCACCGGGGCAAGCGGGAGGCGGCGGTGCCCCCGGACCTCGTGGCCGACATCGAAAAGTGGCGCGAGATCTCGTTCGACGTCAACCCGGAGGCGCTGGTGTTTCCGTCCGAGAAGGGCACGTACATGTCGCGTGACAACTTCCTGCGGCGGAACTTCCAGAACAAGCT